AGGCGTTAAAGCGTTTAGTCAGGGTATTACAGGTCAAGCATTAGGTTCTACAGCTACTGGAATTAGGTCAGCACTAGATGCTTCATCTAAACGTGAGCTAGGTATCCTACGTAGATTAGCTAATGGCATTAACCAGATAGGGCGTAAAGTTATCTCTATGAACGCTGAGTTCTTATCTGACCAAGAGATTATCAGAGTCACTAATGAAGAGTTCGTTGCTATTAACCGTGAAGACTTAGGTGGTATGTATGACATTAAACTAAACATATCTACTGCTGAAGCAGATAATGAGAAAGCTCAAGAGTTATCATTCATGTTGCAAACTATGGGTAATAATATGGACCCAGCGATGTCACAGATGATATTAGCGGATATTGCACGTTTACGTAAGATGCCTGACCTAAGCAAACAAATTAAAGAATACCAGCCACAACCTAATCCTATGGCTGAACAGAAAGCACAACTTGAAATGCAACTACTACAAGCACAGATAGCTAATGAACAAGCTAAAGCTGCTGAGAATACTGTAGATGTTGAATACAAGAAGGCTAAGACTGCTACTGAGATGGCTAAGAATAGAAATCTTAATAGTAAGTCTGACTTGGAAGACCTTAACTTCGTGGAACAAGAGTCTGGTGTAGGTCGCCAGCATGAGGAAAACATGAAGAAAGTCGACCAAAAACATGGGATGGATAATAAGTTTGCAGATGCACTTATTAACGACCCTGTGTTAAATGGAGGGTAATGTTTAAAAAACCGTGATATAATTCGGTAAAACACTTTACTTGTTTAAATCTCAATAAGAGGACACACGATGAACACTGAAGAACAGATAGAAGTATTAGAAGCAAATATGGCAGAGTCAAAACACTTTGTAGATGTTAAAGATAGTATGGTTAAGCTACAAAAGAATAGAGACTTTAAAAAAGTAATCACTGAGTATTACTTTAAAGAAGAAGCTGCGAGACTAGTTATGGCTAAAAGCTCTAACTTAACTGAAGAGCAGCAAATGGTTATCGATAAGATGATTTATGGTATCGGTTCACTAGCGAAGTTTTTCGATAGTGTATTGTCAAGAGGAGTACAGTCTGAACAACAACTTGCTGACGATGAAGAAACTAAAGCACTGCTTATTCAGGAGGGCTTAGCATAATGGCATTAGATAACGCACTAGGAATGACGGATGAGGAATTCCTAAAACAAGATTTAAGTATGCTTGAGGAAGAACTAGACCAAGAACTAGAAGCTCAAGAAACTAACCAGATTGATGAAGCAGATGGAGAGCAAACTCTTGAAGCAGAATCGAATGAGGATACTACTGAAGAAGTAGTATCTGAAAGTAACACCGATGAATCTGACGAAGATGACTCAGTAGATGAAGTAACCGACCCGATAGAGGATACTCTATCGGAGGATGAAACAACTAATGATGATACCTCCACAGAGTCTCAGGATACAGATGTAACTGCAAATACCGAAACAAGTGATATCCTTGAGGATACTCAAGAGTCACCTGGAGTAGATTTTGAGGGTGCATATAAACGGATTATGTCACCGTTTAAGGCTAGCAAGCGAATGATGAAAGTCGACACTGTCGATGATGCTATTTCGTTAATGCAAAAGGGTGCTGACTATAATCAGAAGATGCAGGCGTTAAACCCAAATCTGAAGATTGTTAGCATGTTAGAAAAAGAAGGTTTGTTAGATACTGCAAAGTTGAATAACTTAATTGACTTATCTAAGAAAAACCCTCAAGCAATTGCTAAACTTATTAAAGATAGTGGCATTGACCCGTTAGATATAGATACTGACGAGGAAGTAGAATATAAGCCTACTGACTATGGAGTATCTGATATGGAGTTTAAGATAAACCAGGCGTTAGACAGTATTAAAGATTCGCCATCTTTTGACAAGACATTAAATGTTTTATCTAAAGAATGGGATAACGAAAGTAAGAAGTTAATATCTGAAAATCCTGAGATTATCGGAATTATCAATGACCACGTTTATAATGGTGTCTATGATAAGGTTCAGTCAATAATTGACTCTGAGCGTGCGGTAGGTAGATTAGCTAATGTACCTGACGTAGTAGCTTACAGACAAGTGGCAGAATACCTCCAACATCAGGGCTCTTTAGTCAATGAGGGACACGTTAATCAACAACCTCAAGCATCTGTACCACAGACTAAAGCAAATGAAGTAGATACTGCAAAGCTTAACCAGAAACGGAAAGCAGCAGGCTCTACAAAGAAAACTGCTAGCAAGAAGACTTCGTCTACTCCGGATTATCTAAAGATGACCGATGATGAGTTTATGAAAATGGCGGCTAGTGGTTAAATTTAATAAAGCTTTATAGGAGAATATCATGGCTTTAACATACGGAACAGGTTCCGACTCAAGTATTGGTGCACAGGCTCGCACTGATTTCTATTACAAAAAAGCGCTAATTGCAGTACGCGACAAGCAGTACTTTATGCCTTTGGCTGATGTACGTGCAATGCCTAAGCATCATGGTAAGACTATTAAACAAGACGTTTACCAGCCTTTACTAGATGATTTGAATAACAATGACCAAGGCTTAGATGCTGCTGGTTTAATTGTACTTAAGGATAAGTACTCTTCATGGAAGATTGATGGTACGCAAACGAGTGGTGGTACTGGTTGGACTGCTGCTTCATCTACTACTGCGGGCTACTACGCAACTTCAGCTAACGCTTTAGCTGCTACTGGTGCAGTTGTTGCTCTTAAGAACTCTGGTAACCTTTATGGTTCTGCTAAAGACATCGGTGTAATTGCTGACCGTCTTCCTGCATTGACTGAGAATGGTGGTAGAGTTAACCGTGTTGGTATGACCCGTACGCAAATTACTGGTTCTATCGTGAAGCAAGGCTTCTTTACTGAGTACACTCAAGAGTCTCTAGACTTTGATTCAGACTCAGAATTGATGTCACACATCACTGAAGAGATGGTTCAAGGTGCAACTGAGCTAACTGAAGCTGCATTACAAGTTGACCTAGTTAACACTGCAACTTCCTCAGGTACTGTTAAGTACCCTGGTGCTGTTACTACTAAAGCAACTGTTGCTGCAACTGTTGATTATGAAGACTTCATGCAATTATCTATTGCCTTGGATAACGCTAAGTGTCCTAAGCAAACTAAGATTATTTCAGGTTCTCGTATGACAGACACTAAGACCGTTAATGGTGGACGTGTAATGTACATTGGCCCTGACTTGATTCCTCTTGTGCGTAAGATGAAAGGTATTGATACCACATCTGCAGTTGGTACTGGTTTTACTGGTGTAGAGAAGTACGCTGATGCTGCTAACATCCTTAACGGTGAAATCGGTACTGTAGACCAGTTCCGTATCGTTGTAGTTCCTGAGATGTTGTACTCTGCTAAAGGTGGTGCTGCTAGTGTTGACATCTACCCGATGTTAGTTGTTGGTGATGGTTCATTTACTACTATTGGTTTCCAAACTGATGGTAAGACTGTGAAGTTCACTACTACTCACAAGAAGCCAGGTAAAGAGATTGCAGACCTTAACGACCCTTACGGCGAGAAAGGTTTCTACTCAATCAAATGGTACTACGGCTTCATGGCATTACGCCCTGAACGTCTAGGTATCATGTGGACTAAAGCTGCTTAACTAGAGCTTAACCTTTGTAGCCCGTTAGCACGAAGTGCGGGCGGGCTACTTTACTAATAGAATTCCCGGGAGGAACTAATTATGAATATACAAGATATGACATCTAAACAGATAAGCGATAAGCTGGCCGAAAACGGTATTAAGATGCACTTTAATTCAAAAAGAGAAAAGCTTGAAGAAGCTTTAAATAACTTACCTATCACGGAGGGTGATAATATGGAAGCAGTAACAGAAGCAACACAAGAAATACCAACAGCTGTATTAATTACAGCAGACCAACTAGATGACTTTAAATTCAATGGGGTTGAATTAGAAGGTCTACGTGAAGATAACACTATGAAGCTAATCAGAGTTATCGTACGACCTAATGACCCACTTAAACTTGAGTCAACAGGTGAGATTTTTAGTTTTGGTAACAGTGTAGCTAACGGCGGTAAAGTAGTTAAAAAATACGTACCATTTAATAATGAAGAAGGTTGGCACGTTCCTAACATCATTTTTGAAAATATTAAAGCAGCTGAATGTCAAATCTTTAAAAAGGTTGTTCGTAATGGTCAAGAGACTATGGAACCTCAAAAGATTAAAGCATACAATGTTGAAGTACTAGATGACTTAACACAGGAAGAAGTTGACAAGATTGCAGTAAGACAAAAAGCAACAAGTTCAGTAGGATAATATTATGACAGTAGCTAATACAGATTTAACCCAAGGAAGTGCCTTAACCACTAGTGCAGACTATGTAGTTACAGGTACTGGTATCTTTGATGACCTAATGGAAGCCGTAAACATCCATTTAGACGCACAATTCCATTTAGGTAGGATAACGGGTGCTGATTACGCTACTGTGTACTTAGGAGCTATGCAGAGTGCTTTACAGAACTCTGCTTCGTTCACATTAGGTAAAGAAAAGACTAATGCTGAATCCGCTGTATTAGGTCAGAAAGAAATTACTGAATATGCACAGACGCAACAGACTACTAAGACAGCACCACATGCTGATAGTATTTTAGGTAAGCAATCCAATTTATATGGTGAGCAAGCTAAAGGGTTCAAGTGGAATGCTGACCAGAAGTATCTTAAGACACTTATGGATGCATGGAGTATTAACGTTAGTACAGCTGGAGTAGCTGCTACAAACATTACTGCTATTAACGCAACGGGTACAGGTAACCTAAACACCCAAATAACAAACGCAGAGCCTACGTAAGTTAGTACCCTTATGTAAATACACAGGAGATAACACATGGGTGGTGTAGTTGATGCAATTGTTGATGCAATCGAATCAGTTGTTGATGCTGTTGTTGATGTAATTGATACTGTAATTGATGTCATCGTAGACATCGTTGAAGTTGCTGTAGAGGTAGTAGTTGGCCTAATCACCCTTGTAGTAGATGTAATCATAACGGTCATTGAGGCCATTGTTGATTTCATTGCTAAGCTACTAGGTTTTGACGACCAAGTGGTTGAACAGTTTGATGTATTAAATCAACCTTTATTCGAAGACCCTGATAGGTCATCTATCAAAAATGCTATAGAACAAGCAATCGTTAAGAATGAAGACATTCCAGCTAATGTTTTATACTCACAAGTATTTGGTGGTAAGAAGAACATAAGAAGTTTTGTAAAACACATTGATGATGGTAACTATTTTGAGGATTTCCCCAAGATTGAAGCTAACATTATGTTTGTGGACTATGATGATGTTGTTGCAGTTTTAAATACAATAGAAGGTACCCCTTGTACTATTAGTAAGGCTTTCTTAGGAACACTATTTGTAGTACCTTGGGTCAAATACTGGTTACAAGAAAACAAAGGTTACACCTTAAACTCGAACAACGTTGTGTACAACGGTTTAACTTATAATGTGGATGTTAATGGTACTGTATATAATTCAGTTACTGATGATTACTCATTAAGTTTTTCAAACCCTAAGTTTGCAACAACATTTTCAACTACGTATGTAGGAACCCATCATACTATTGATATCACTGATACTATGTTTATGTCACATGAGCTTACTAGTGATAGCTATGAACCTAGTACTTTGGAACATACAGTTCAAATATCTCCTAGCACTGCAATTGTACCAACGTATAAAGTACCAACTAAAACTACAGGGTTGCATTATATTGTTACATATGCTAAAGACAGTGACCCTTTAGAGAATAAGTACTTTGTATATAAGTCAGGTTCAGGTACTTATACTGTATTAGATAGTCCTACATTAGATTTTGGTGACCCATCATCTGAGAATATGGGGATACTGCCAGCAGTACCTTTACGAATAAATAATCAAAACTTTGATGTTGCATTTAGTTCTACTAAAGCTGACCAGATACGTTCAACTGTTAAGAAGTTAGGAATAGATGCTGACGACACAATTACTGCTCTTATGGAGGATGTTGCAGATGCTGGTATAAGTGATTATACAAATAAAGTTGACCATGTCTTTTTGAGTTTCGGAGTAAGAGTTTGGGACACATCACAAATCGGTATGAATTACTTATTTAGATTCTGCTCATCACTATATGGTAATCAAGGTGTTACAGAAGCCATATACAACGCTTCTCCAGCATCAGATGATAAGCCTTATAACACCATTGTTACTACATCTAGTGAGTACAAGTCAGCATTTAGGTTTGCGTATATTACATTTACACACTACACGTTAGCTGACGTAGATGCCACTCCAGGTAGTGTTATAAACAGTATTTATTACACAGATTCAACTAAGTTTGATAGCAGTAATAATATTATAAGCACTTACTATGTTTCTACAGGTACAGCTAAATACGCAGTAGGTTATCTCTGTGATAATACAAGTGATGTTGCACAGTTCTTAGCAGGAACATTAGCACAAGAGTCTACTTATGTAGCTGACGCTAGTGACTTAATGCAACCAACTGTACGCATATCTTATACGTCAACGATACTAGACTCAGACGGGTCTACTAGCTCTGACACTGTGCTTAAACCTGATTTAGTTTATAAAAATGACTCTGGTTCATTATTGAAAGTTCTACGTATTGGTGAAAATGTAACAGCTACACAAGAATTTACATACTATCAGTGTGTAACTAACGGTTTAAATGCTTACACCATTAAAGCACCTATCGGCCTACTACGTGTTGTAGATGCTGCTACAGGTGTATTTAAGATGGTTAAGTTTAATATTGCTAATCAGGGTGATTTGATGATACCTTTCTCAT